CTGAAGAAGAAGACCAATTAGCACAAGCAACTAGCACACAAATATCTGGTACTTTATTAGGTAAAGATCCTGACACACAAATAACTGCAATTATTACAGGTAGTGTTATAAGTCTTAGAAGAGAGGTAAGTGAAAGCGTTAGAGTAGATTTAGATGGTAATAATGCCTATACGGTTATTTTGATACAAGATGGTATTTCTAATATAATCAAAGTAAATGGAGGGAGTGACAGCGTTATTACTATCACTCAAAGTGATTAAATGAAACGACTATTATTACCTATAGTTATAATACTAGCCTTACCATTACTATTTCAAAGCACTCCAACAGAAATATTAAAACTAAAAACTTTTGATTCATTAATACAAACGCCCGAACAATCTGGCAATTTTGTCATACTTAATATAACCGAAGAAGATGTAGAGCGAGAAGGCGGTTGGCCCTTGTCAAGACAAAGACTTGCACAAATACAAATAGATTTAATTAACGAAGGTGCTGTAGGTGTAGGTTGGGTTATATCCTTTCCACAAGCTGATCGTATGGGTGGTGATGAAATGTTTGCAGAAGCATTAAGCTATGCACCATCTGTTATAGCCATGTTTGAAGACGGTAAAGGTAACTTCCCTGCATCACCTGGCACGGTTGTTATGGGTAATAATAATGGTGGTATACTTAGTTCGGGAGTAAAACAAAACCTTCCTCTATTAGCAAACAACACGCTAAATGGTTTAGCCGTTGCTCCCACTGATATAGATCAACTTGTAAGAAGAATACCTCTTTTAGTAAAAACACCTAACAACGAATGGATACCTAGTTTCGGTACACAAATATATAAATCTTTGTTTGATGTAAAAACTTACATTATAAAAACTAATGATAATGGTATAGAGGAAATATCAATAAGAGGAATACCACCAGTTAAAACAGATAGCCTTGGTCGTAAATGGATTAGTTGGGTTGACACCCCACAAACTGATTTAAAAAAAATGGAAGTATCAGGTAAGTTTGTTTTTGTTGGCGTAACTGCTAACGGAGTCATGCCACAAATAGCAACACCTGTAGGTTTACTAGAGCCACATAAAATACAAACAGCACTTGCTGAATCAATACTAATACAAAATAGTCCTTACATACCAGGATGGTCTTTAGCTGCTGAACTTATGATGCTTATTGTATTTGTTAGCTTAGTTTGGTTTGCTCTGCATTTGCTTGGTATTACTTGGGGTGTATCTGTTGCTACAATTTTAATGTTTATTACTGGAGGTTTGGGTTATTACCTTATAAGCAAAGGTTTATTAGTAGATGTATCTTGGACGCTTATATCAGAGTTTATTGCAGGATCTATAGCATTTTATTTAAGGTTTAGACAACAATACAAGCTAAGACAACAGATCAAGAAACAGTTTGAACACTATCTTGATCCAAGACAAGTTAAAAAACTACAAGATGATCCTAGTTCTTTGGTTCTTGGTGGAGAGCGTAGATACTGCACGTTTCTCTTTACAGACGTAAGGGGATTTACTGCTATGTCTGAAAAACTAGAGCCAGAAGAAGTAACAAAAATAATGAACAAAGCTCTGACAATACAAGCAGATGCAGTAAAAAAGTATGGAGGTATGGTAGATAAATACATAGGTGACGCTATGATGGCCATATTTAATGCTCCTATTGACCTTCCAGGACATGAAACTGCCGCAGTATTATGTGCTAGAGATATTCAAGAAAACATAAAAAAAGCAGATATTAATGTTGAAATAGGCGTGGGAGTTAATACAGGTTTTGCATGCATTGGAAATATGGGCAGCGATACTAGATTTGATTATACGGCTATAGGGGATGCGGTAAACCTTGCAGCTAGACTAGAGAGCTCAACCAAAGAAGTTGGTGAAGATATTGTTATAGGTTATGATACTATCAGTGCAAGTAGCTTTAGCGATCAAATTGTGTTAAAGGAACTTGATAGTATTTTTGTAAAAGGCAAAGAAAAGTCAATTAAAATATATACATTACAAGATGGTTAATAAAAAAATGACAGTAAACGATGTAGCAGAAAGGCTTACAAAGCTAGAAACAATATCACATGAGCGTTGGAAAACTGCATTTAATGAGTTTTCTGATATAAAACAAGAAATTACCTATATCAATTCAACTATAAAAGCAGCTACTTTTGGAGTGTTTGGCTTTCTTGGTGCAATAGGTATAGCTATATTAACAGGCATATTAATATGAAAGGATTATTAAAAAATATAATAGGTGCTGTTGCACCAACATTAGGTACAGCAATTAGCGGTCCTTTAGGCGGAATGGCTATGGGTAAAATAGCAGAAGTGTTAGGTGTATCTAACGATCAAAAATCCGTAGAACAAGCAATACAAAACGCAACACCAGAACAAATGATGGAACTTAAAAAAGCTGAACAAGAGTTTGAAGTTCAGATGAAAGAGTTAGATGTTGATGTTTTCAAACTAGAAACACAAGACAAACAAAATGCTAGAAGTATGTTTAGCAAAGACTGGACCGCTAGAGTTATTGGCGTAGCTATTATAGGTGGCTTTCTTGGTTACATATTTCTTGTAACCTTACAACCACCAGAGCAAAACAGCGAGGCACTAATTAATTTAGTCCTTGGTTATTTAGGAGGATTAGCAAGTGCTATTATTTCGTTTTATTTCGGAGCATCTCACACCAGCGACAAAGGAGAGTAACATGCAAATATCACAAGAGGGACTTTCCCTAATTAAAAAGTTTGAAGGTTGTAAGCTTGAAGCGTATAAATGTGCTGCTAATGTTTGGACAATAGGTTATGGCTCAACTAAGGGCGTTAAAGAAGGTATGGAAATATCACAAGAAAGAGCAGAAATGTTATTACTTGAAGATGTAGAAATGTTTGAAAATTCTGTAAACAAACTTGTTGAAGTTTCATTAGAACAAAATCAATTTGATGCTTTAGTATCTTGGACATTTAATCTTGGGTCAACCAATCTTAAAAACTCTACTTTGTTAAAAGTATTAAACGATAAAGATTATGAGGGAGTTCCTGCACAAATTAAAAGATGGAACAAAGCAGGCGGTAAAGTTTTACAAGGTTTAATAAGAAGGAGAGAAGCAGAAGCCTTATTGTTTGAAGGCAAAGAATGGCATGAGGTATAACTGTGCCATTAACTAAATTACAATTTAATCCAGGCATTAACAAAGAGATGACCGATCTTATGAGTAAAGGCGGTTGGACAGATAGTAATTTAGTTAGGTTTAGAAAAGGACTACCAGAAAAAATAGGTGGTTGGGAAAAAGAAACTAGCTCTTCTTATTTAGGCACAGGAAGAGCACTGTTAGGTTGGGTTTCTTTAAGCTCAACTAAATATTTAGGACTTGGTACTACCTTTAAATACTATATCAAAGAAGGATCTAGTTTTGCTGATGTTACTCCAATAAGATCAACCACAAGTGCGGGGGACGTAACATTTTCTGCAAGCAATGGCGATGCAACTATAACAGTTGCAGATACAGGACATGGTGCTGTGCAAAACGATTTTGTTACATTTAGTGGTGCATCTAGTTTAGGTGGCAACATTACTGCTGCTGTTCTTAATCAAGAATATCAAATAGCAACCATAGTAAATGCAAACAGTTACACCATAGAAGCAAAAGATACATCTGGTTCTACAGTTACCGCAAACTCCTCAGATAGCGGTAATGGTGGTTCCTCTGTTGTAGGTACTTATCAAATAAATGTAGGACTAGATGTTTTTGTAGCATCAACAGGCTGGGGTGCTGGCACATGGGGTGGCAGTACTTGGGGTTCAGGGACATCAATAACAGAAGCTGGACAGTTAAGATTGTGGTCACACGATGCTTTTGGAGAAGATTTAATTATAAATCCAAGAGCAGGCAGTATTTATTACTGGGATGAAACTAACGGAACTAGTACTAGAGCAGTTGAGTTAAGTAGTTTAAGTGGTGCTAATCTTGTACCAACAAAAGGATTACAAGTAATTGTAAGTGATATTGATAGACATGTTATAGTTTTAGGTGCTGATCCTATTAGTGGTAGCTCAAGAACAGGAACTGTAGATCCCATGCTTATAGCCTTTTCAGATCAAGAAAATGCAACTAACTGGGAGCCAACTGCTACTAATACAGCAGGTTCACTAAGACTATCTTCAGGATCACAAATAGTAGGTGGTCTAAGATCAAGACAAGAAATACTTATTTGGACTGATACATCTTTATATAGTATGCAGTTTGTAGGTGCACCATTTACTTTTGGTGTTAATCTTATAAACGAAAATGTAGGACTAATATCTCCTAATGCAGCAGTAAACGCACCAGATGGTGTGTATTGGATGGCAAGAGATGGCTTTTATACCTATTCAGGATCAGTAAAAAGATTAGTGTGTAGTGTGTTAAATTATGTATTAGATGATTTTAACTCATCGCAATCATTTAAAACTATATCGTTTACAAACAAAGAGTTTAACGAAGTTGGTTGGTTTTACTGCTCATCTTCATCTACTGAAATAGATAGGTATGTTACTTATAATTACTTAGAAGGTGTTTGGAGTATAGGAAACCTATCAAGAACAGCTTGGTTAGACGAGGGTGTATTTGAAAAGCCAAGAGCTACAGGACAAGACAGTAGCACAGGATATTTATACGTGCATGAAGATTGTGACGATGCCGATGGTTTGCCTATGGATAATGTTTATATAGAATCTGGAGATATAGATATAGAAGATGGAGATGGTTTTGGTTTTATAAGCAGGATTATTCCTGATGTAAAGTTTTTTGGTACATCTGCATCAACTGGACAAATAAACTTTGTTCTTAAAACTCGAGACTTTCCAGGCGATAGTCTAACTACTAATTCAACAAACGATGTTACTAGCTCTACTCAACAAAACTTTACACGTGCTAGAGGTAGACAGCTAGTTCTTAGAGTTCAGTCTGATGATGACGCAACTACAGGAGTAAGAACTGGTTTTAGATGGAGGTTAGGCTCTAACAGAATAGATGTTAAAAGCGATGGTAGAAGATAGTGGCCAAACTACTTGAAACAAGATTACCTCAAGCAAGTGGTGAGGTTGAAGCAGGAACTTTTAACAGATTAATTAGAATACTTGAAATAAACTTAGGTAAATTTGATCCAAACTCTACACCACAATTTAATGATTCTGAAATATCAACTTTAAATTTTAACGCTGGTGATGTAATATGGAATACATCTATTGATGTTTTACAGGTTTATACTGGCAATCAATGGATACAGTTACATACTCCAAGCAGTGCACAAGGCTTTGAGATGACTGCATCAGTAGGATCACTTTCTGTTAAAACTAACGGAGACATATCCATCAATATAACTGCAAATTAAATATGAAAAAAATATCTGAAGGAAACAAAGGGATACAGGCACTAGCAAAAGAAAACCCTGCCTTAGTAGAAGACAAGTTTGGTTATGACGTGCCAGGATACTTTATGGGTGGTATGCCCGGTTATGATGAAGCTCAAGACGAAGCACTAAAAGACTTACAAGATTTTCAAAATAGAGCGGCAGGTATGAACAAAGCTGAAATAATAGGAGAAATGCTTTCAATGATAGGAGAGTCATCAGACTTTGCTCCTTTAGTAAGAGAAGGTAAAGTTGCAGGAATAGAAGCAATTATACCTAAGATAAGAAGACCAGATCCTGAAACACTAATGCCACAAGGTTTTAGAAGAGGTGGTATGCCAGGTGGTTTGGGTAGTTTATACGAAAGAGATTTTATAGCTGATGATTTTAATATAAAAGATTACATTAATAATGTTTTAGGTGGAGGTACAGCTTCACAGCTAACAGAAGAAGAACAAGAGGCCATGAGATTAGCAAAAGGCTACGGTGTTTCTGGTGCTATGGGTGGTAATGCTTATAGAGGAACTACTCCAGGTGCGGATGTAACTATAAACGCACGATCAGAAAACCCTGCTGTTTACAAATTTTATCCTAGTGAGGTTTCAAAACTTTACTCTCAAATGAAAGGCGTGCCATTTTCCCCCTTGGTGGCACCGCCTAAAGAGGCAACTTTTATTGATGCCCTACAACCAAAAAAAATAGCTAGTCAGTTATATGCTAAAGATGGAACTTTTGTAGATAGAGATGAATTAATTACAGGTCCAGGCGGAGAGCGTGGCGACAAGATACCAGCAATGTTAAGTGATGGTGAGTTTGTTGTAAACGCTGCTGCTGTAAGAGGTATAGGAATACAAGCTGGTGCAGATCCAGATGATGAATACGAACAAAGACTTCTCGGTGCTAGAGAAATGTACGAAATGCAAAAGCTTGGAGAGGAATTTGCTAAAAAATTAGCATGAATCTAACGCTAGAAACTATAGTTCCTAACGCTGATAATGGTAAAAAAATTGCAAAGTTCTTATCTGAAAGTTTTTGGACAGAGCATTCTTTATCAGGAGATCAGTCTCCTGAAATAGATTGGTCAAGAGCTTCGGCTCACATAAATCATTTTATGTTTGAAGGTATTGTGTATAATGTAAATGATGGCGATAAGATTGTAGGAAGTATAGCTGTCGCACCTGATAAGCATTGGTGGTCAGCAGAAGAGTATGTAGGAGATGGATGGTTTTTTGTTTTACCTAAATACAGAAACTTAAAAGATCAAACATCGCCTTCACATCTTTTAATAGATGCAGTTATAGATTATGCTAATAAACTAGAAAAGCCTTTAATAATGGGCGTGTTTAACTTACAAGGAGTTGAACGAGCTAAAAAGTTATTTGATAAAAAAGGCTTCCACCAAATAGGTGGTATGTATTATAGGAATTAAATAAATATGTGTCTTAGTAAAACAAAGTCAGCACCAGAAGCAGACATTATAACCACCCCCCAAACTGGTTATTCTTTTACTTCTCCTTACATTGAAGACTACTCAAGAAGAATACTTGGTTCTTACTTTGGCTCTCCTGGTGAGTATGAAGGTTTAATATCTCAACCTAGAGACATACCAATAGAACAAACAGCAGGTCTTACACCATTACAAATACAAGCACGACAAGCTTCACAAGGCTTAGGTCAATTTGCACCTTATATAGATCAAGCCAGGGGTATGGTAGAAGAAGGTGCTGGAACTGTATCAGGTGGTTTAGGTACATTACAAAGAGCAGAACAAAGCGGTATGGGTGCAACTCAAATGTACGATCCTAGCAGTGCGTCAAGATTTTATGATCCATACGAAGATCAAGTAGTACAACAAACATTACAAGATATAAATAGAGCATCAGCACAACAAGACATAGGACTGCGTGATAGAGCTATAAGTCAAGGTGCTTTTGGTGGTTCAAGAGGTAGAATTTCACAAGAAGAATTAGCAAGACAAACAGGCAGAGGTGCAGCTGAGGCTGTAGGTGCTCTTAGAAGTCAAGGTTTTGGCAGAGCACAAGACGCTGCAAGACAATCATTTGAGGCACAACAAGGCAGACAAGCTGGACTTGCAAACTTACAATCAGGATTAGGTAGTCAACAAGCAGCTTTAGGTGGACAACAAGCAGCCTTAGGTCAAGGCATTGCAGGTTTAGGACAACAAGGACAAGGTATGTTAGGAAGTCAGATCAATATGCTAAATCAACTTGGAGCTCAAGGACAAGCTACACAACAGGCCGCACTATCAAGACAGTTTGGTGCAGCACAACAGCTTGCTGCTGAACCATTACAAAGATTACAAACTGGTCAAGCATTACTTGCTGGATCACCAATGGGAGGAATCTCTGGTGGTACTGGATCAAGTGCTTATCAACGTGGTGTCTATCAACAACCAACAGCACTAGGACAAGCAGTTGGTGCGGCAGGCACACTGCTAACAGGTATAGGAGCTTTTAAGTCAGACATTGATTTAAAAGAAAACATTACAAAAATAGGTGAGCTTGAGCCAGGTATCGGTTGGTACACATGGGATTGGAATGATAAAGGTAAGGCCATAGGAGTTGAAGCAGAGCCAACAGAAGGTGTGTTAGCTCAAGAAGTATTAGAAGTTAAACCAGATGCAGTCGTAGTTAAAGACGGTTACTACGCTGTTGATTATAGCAAGGTAATGTAATGCAAGGAATAATGTCTGGGCTAGAGCCCATAAGAATGCAAGATGGTGGGCCATTAAGTGTAACTGATTTATCTGAAAAAGAATCTCAAATATTAGAAAACATTTTTACTAAGTTATATCTTAGTGACTATGACACTTTTAAAAATAGAAGATCTCCAGACTATAGCAAAATAACAGAAGAAGAATATGATTTCTTACAACGATATAATAGAGGTAAAGTTGCAAGAGATATGCCTTTGCTTTCAAAATACCAAGAAAGAGTAGGGTTTTATCCAGGCGGTAAAGCTTTTGAAGAGTCTGAT